TTCGTGTAAAAGACCGCAAGAAAGTCTTAAAGAGTACCGATGTTGAGGGTGGCGAACTAACCAAAGCACTCGCATTACAAGCGGCTTTAATTGCCATGCTTATTGAGGATTGGTCATTTGAGTTTGCTATTCCAAACATTAACCTAGATTCTCTTGATGAATTAGAGATGCGCGACTATGACGCTTTGATTGAAGAAACCTCAGAGGCTCAAAAGTATTTGTTCCCAACAATTGCTGATACTCCTGAGAATGACGCAAACCCAAAAGCGATTACCGCCGACTCCAAAGGTTAAAATGGTTGCTTGAAGGCGGCGAGCGACACGAAGCCTTTGACTATCCTGATGAGCATTGGTTCTATTTTCAGATGGCGGATAGATTTGGTTGGACACCTGACCAAGTAGATAATCTGCCTACGCAGACCGCGGATTGGTTACTTGCTATTGCAGGTACAATTGAGAAAATTAAGGCAGGAGATAGTTAATGGGCGTTGTACGCATTACTAACCTAGCCCAAGTCCTTGCGGGCTTTGACTTGACCGAAAAAAAAATTGACGATGCGGCATTTAAGGCTGTGTACCAATGCGCCCTAAAAATAGAAGATGTTGCTAAACAAAATGCAAATACAGGTGCGCATGGACCCGGCGAAGGTCACATTCCCGGAACGGGTCCCGGACCAAATGTTGTGACGGGTAACCTTGTTAGCAAGATTGTTGGACAACGCCCCGTTAAAGGGTTTCGTGGTTATTCAGCAACCGTAGACTCATCTGCCGAATACGCAAGAGCGGTTGAACAAGGCTCCCCGCGTTGGAAATCAGGGGTAAAATACCCGTACATGGAACCTACGGCTAATCAGTTAATAAATAACGGAACGCTGAATAGGATTTTTACTGGCGCATTTATAACCGCAATTAGGGGGTCGTAATGAGTACGATTCCACCAATTCAAGTTCAGATAACCGCTGATACAACAGGCTTAAAACAGGGCTTAACGCAAGCCGAACAAGGCATTAAAAATGTTAATGAAAGCGTTAAAACCGCTAGTACGGGAATGCAAAATTTTACGGCTAACCTTAAAAAGGTTGGCGCGGCTATGGGTCTTGCTTTTGCGGGCGCACAATTAGCACAATTTGGTAAAGATGTAATCATGGCTTCTTCTAACATGGCAGAATCCGTGTCTAAAATAAATGTAGTTTTTGGTAGTACCGCTGATGCTGTTCTTGCATTTGGCGATACTGCCGCAACTGCATTAGGTATTTCTAGCCAACAAGCATTAGAAGCCGCTGGTACATACGGAAACTTATTCCAAGCCTTAGGTGTTGGTAAAGAAAAATCACAAGAGATGTCTGTAAGCATGGTGCAGTTAGCATCAGACCTTGCATCATTTAACAACATGTCGGTTACTGACTCGCTTAATGCTTTGCGTTCAGGTTTGTCAGGCGAAACAGAACCACTTAAGCGTTTTGGTATTGCTCTAAATGAAGTAACGCTTAAGAATAAAGCGATGGCTATGGGCTTTGGCGAAATTAAGGGTGTTATGGACCCTGCTATTAAAGCCCAAGTAACTTATGCGCTTGTTATGGAACAAACAACTTTAGCCCAAGGTGACTATGCGCGTACCGCGGACGGTGCGGCTAACACTATGAAGACTTTACAAGCAAGATTTCAGGACGCTAAAGTTGCTCTTGGTGATGCGCTTATGCCCGCATTTAAGGCTTTATTAAGTGTATTAAATCTTCTTGTTCCAATACTGACGGCAATCGGTAAGTATTTTAAGGAAAACTCTGACGCTATAAAGATGTACGCCATTATTGTTGGCACATTAGTAGCCGCGTTTTATACATACAGAGCCGCGCTAATAATTACTAAGGTTACACAGCAAGCATTTGTGGTTATGCAGACCATTATGAAGGGTGCAACGCTTGCATCTATTGCATCTACTAACGGTCTTGCCGCTTCTATACTTGTATTAAATGCGGCTATGCGCGCTAATCCAATTGGTTTAATTGTTACCGCGCTTCTTCTTGTAGGCGCGGCGTTTGTTGCAGCATGGAAAAAGAGTGAAACATTTAGAGGCATTGTAATTAAAGTTGTCCAAGGCATCTTAAAATGGGTAGAACTATTACTTGTGGTGTGGGGAAAGTTTTTCTCAGCCCTTGGCAAGATTCCGGGTATGGGTTGGGCAAAGAAAGTCGGCGAAGGACTTGACGGCATTTCTACCAAAATTAAAACAGCAAGCAAAAATCTATCTGACCTTAAATCAGGCTTTAAGGGTATGGGCAATGTTTCTATGTCAGCAGGAAGCGCGGGCGTAACAGGTGGTACTACAGGCGGCGATACAGGCGGCGGCACTACAACTGCTTCTAAAGCCGCGGAAAATAAAAAGAAACTTCTTGAATACAAAAAAGATGTTGTAGCAATTTACAAAGACATGAACGAAGCAATTGCGAACGCTAAAGAAAAAGCGGCAGAAGCGTTAGCAGACCGTGATGAAAAAATTGCTGATGCTCGCGAGCGCGCCGCTGAACAAGAAGCAGATTTGCGTAAGCGTTTTAATGAAAGCATGGCACAGGCAGACAAGCGTCATGGCGAAGCCGTTGCTGAGGCTAATAAGCGTTATAACGAAACTGTTGCTGATGCTAATAAGCGTTTCCGCGATACAGAAATTGACGCTGACAAAGATTATGTAAAAAAGACAATTGAATTATTAGAAAAGAAAAACGACAGAATTGCGGATTTGAACGAAGCGGCTGCAAAGAAATCGCTTGACCTTACAAAATCTGCTAATGAAAAACAAGAGGGTATTCTTAAGCAATCAATGGACAGATTGCGTTCTGCATTTGCATCTAAGACAGGTTTTAGCCTTTCTGAGTCATTTAAGGACGGCGGTTCTGCTGATAGCCTACTTAAAGACCTTAAGAATAAATTACAAGCCGCAAAAGACTTACAAGCCAATGCCGCGGCACTTGCGGGTATGGGTTACTCACAGGTATTTATTGAGGAAGTAGTTAAAAATGGTCCTGAGGCTGGCAACAAGATTGCTGAGGCTCTTAAAGCGGCATCTCCTGAAGCAACAAAAGAATTACAAAGCCTTTACAGACAAGTAGATAATATCTCTGACCATGGCTTAGATGAGTTGGCTAAGAGCATGAACGCAGGGGCAAACCTTGCAACTCAAGAATTAAAGGACGCATACTCACAGGTTGCTATTGACCTTAAACAATCTCTTGCAACAGTAGACAGCGAACTACAAAAGAGTCTTGCTGATGCTAATGCAGAATACGCAAAATCTATGGTGCAAGCCAAAGCCGCTCGCGATGAAAAGATTGCAGAAGCCGCGGTACAACTATCAGAAGCCCTTGCACAAGCCAAGAAAAACCTTGATGAATCTATTGCAGAAGCGGCAAAAGCACTTGCGGAAGCCCAAGCAGATGCACAAAAAAACCTTTCTGAAGGACTTGCTGACATTCAAAAGACCTTGCAAAAGGCTTTGTTAGATGCTCAAAAAGATTACGAAAAGGCTATTGACGAGATTAACAAGTCTACAATGAAAAAATTAGCAGACCTTAAGGCTAAATTGGCTGAGGTTGCTGCACTTATGGCGGCATTAAGCAAGGCACAAGCGGCGGCGGCTGTTGCAAATGCTCCTACATACACACCAATTATTCCTGCCGTTGCTCCTGTCACAAGCCCTACAACTACTAGCCCTACATCTACACTAACCGTAAATAACAACATTGTTGCTACAAAGGTAGACCCATACGATGTTCACATGCAGACCCTAAGCGCAATTAAATACGGTGCGGCTGTAACTCCTAAATCAGTAAATACAACTACCCTTGCAGGTATTATGGCTGCTAGCGTAAATAAGCCTACTGGAGCGCAGATAATTGCTAGTCGCCGTCAAGCATTTGGAGAGATTTAATGCCAGCCGTAATTGCTAATTATTCGTTCTCGTTTAATAACCAAGTCTTCGGTGGCGCAGGTTCGCCTTATCAAATTCTAAGCGTAGACGGACTTGAAAGCCTTCCGGGAATTCGTAATCAAGATGACAACCGAGGCTATAACGATGGCATGTTTTCAGGACGCGATTTCCTTGCGGGCAGAACCATCTCAATTATCTTTAATACTTTTGCAAGCGCAGGAGCAAGCGCGCAGGATAATTACAATACTATCCAACAGACTCTTTTACCTCAAACTAGCGGCACAACGCCCTTGTATTTCTCACTATCTAACATCCTTGTAGAACAGGTCATTTACGCCCGTGTGCGAGCCTTACGGACTAGCGTAGACCCTAACTATACTTACGGCTACATTACCTCTCAGGTAGATTTCTTCTGCCCTAACCCGCTGTATTTTGCAAGTAATACTCAGACAGCAACCCTTCTTTATAGCCCGCCAACAGGTCGTATCTATAACCGCACCTATAATGTAAATTACGGTGGCGGCTCAGCAACAATTACAACCACGATTAACAACGCAGGATGGACAAATACCTATCCAAACATTGCTATTAGCGGTCCAATAACTAACCCGACTATTGGTAATACAACTCAAAATGCCGCGCTTAATTTTGTCTGTACCCTCAGTAGCGCAGATGTCTTAAATGTAGACTTATACAACAAACTGATTACGCTTAATGGAACTCCTGCGCGTAATACACTACTCTCAGGAACATGGTTCTCAGCATCTCCGGGTAATAATCAGTATTATCTAACAGGTACGGGAACACTTGCAGGAACTACCCAAGCGGTTGTCACATGGCAATCCGCTTATGTATAGGAGAATAAATGGCACTCGTATCGCCCCCATCGTGGTTACAGGCTGGTAGTTATCCCGCTGAAAGTGACCGACAGGTTCAGCAAGCACTTTATGCAACCACAGGAATTATTAGCGCATCTTCATTAGCCGTAAGTGCTAACTCACCTGCTGGTATGTCTGTACGCGTTGCTGCTGGTTGGGGCGCAATTGTCGGAACAACCCAAGCCAACATGGGCGTTTATACATTTTATAATGATGCACTAACCACTCTTACCGTTACGACAGCCGACCCTACAAATCCTCGCATTGACCGAGTGGTTGTGACTGTTCGTGACGCTTATTACACAGGCGCGTTTAACGATGTAATCTTTCAGGTGCTTGCGGGAACACCTGCTGGTTCTCCAACTGCACCTGCTGTTCCTGCTAATTCAATTTCTTTAGCAACTATTGCAGTAGGCGCGGCAGTTACGCAGATTAACACAGGTAACATTACAGATACTCGCGTAAGTGTTACAACTAATTTACCTGTTGGCGACATAACAGAAGTTGCATCAGGAACAGGCATTACCGTTTCAAGCGGAACTGGACCAATCCCTTCCGTTGCTATTGACACAGCGGTCACGGCAGATTTAACTACTGCTCAAACGCTCACAAATAAAACGCTCACCTCTCCGCTTATTAACTTAGGTATAAACGCTCAAACAGGCACTACTTATACAACAGTTTTAGCAGATAACGGCAAACTCGTTACGCAATCTAACGCATCTGCAATTGCTACTACAATCCCGCTTAATTCAAGCGTGGCTTATCCAGTTGGCGCACAAATTAACATTTGTCAATTAGGGTCAGGGCAAGTTACTGTCTCAGGAGCAGGTGGTGTGACTATTCTTTCTACTGGAGCAACAGCGACAACACCTAAAACAAGAGCGCAATACTCAACATTAACTGCTATACAAACAGTAACTGATACTTGGCTAGTTGCAGGTGATATTGCATGAGTCGTTTAGCCTTAACTCCTACAAATGTACCTGCTTCGGCAACAAACATTAGTACGCCTACCCTTAGAGCGGGCGACCTTTATTACAATACTACGACTGGTTTGATGGCGTATTCAGGCACGGCTTGGATTGCAGTAGGAACAGGTAGCGTTACCGAGTTAGATGGCGGCGTGTTTGATAGTATTGCTCCATATCAAGGCGGGTTTCCTGCTGATACTGCAACACAGACTTTTAACGGGGGTACTCCATAATGGCAGTCGTAACGCAAATTCAAGTCCGCCGAGGAACCGCATCAGAATGGACTTCTGCAAACCCAACACTTGCTTCGGGCGAGTGGGGTCTTGAAACAGACACGCTTAAAACTAAAATTGGAAATGGCTCTACGGCTTGGACATCTTTGGCGTATCAAGGCGCTGGGTCAGTCACCTCAATTACTGCCGGAACTGGATTAACAGGCGGCACTATTACTTCAAGCGGAACTATTGCTATTGATTCTACTGTCGCTACGCTAACAGGCACACAAACACTAACAAATAAAACTCTTACAGACCCTAAAATAAATCTTGCTTTTAATGCAGATAGCGGTTCAAGTTACACGGCAGTTTTAACCGATAACGGCAAAGTTGTAACAATGGATAATGGTTCAGGCAATACATTTAGAATTCCTACAAATGCCTCTGTCGCTTTTCCAATCGGGACACAAATAAATGTGCTTTCAATTGGAGCAGGACAGACAACAATAAATGCAGTAACAAGCGGCACTACAACTATTCAATCAACTGGCGCAACTGCCGCCGCACCAAAACTTCGTGTGCGTTACAGCGCGGCTACTTGCCTTAAAGCAGGAACTGATTTGTGGTATGTGTTTGGAGATATTCAATAATGCCTATTCTCGGAGTTATTGACTCAGCCAAATCCGGCAATCTTTATGCTGCTTCTTATGAATCTATTGCAACAATTACTGCTGGCTCTGGCGGTGCTTCGTCTGCTATTTTTAGCAGCATTCCTCAAACCTATACGCATTTACAAGTTCG